AAACTTTTGAAGAAAGAAGCATGGACACAGTCTGGTTTCAGAGCATTGACAGCACGTCACGCCACAACTGCTGGAGTGGCAGAAGGCGGAGCTTTCCCAGAAACTGACCACCCAGAGCTAAAAGAGATTACACTAACTCTAAAAGAGATTGTAACACCGTGGCAAATGTCCTCAAAAGCTGAGATCTTATCTGAATCAGATGATGGTCTAGGCAACTTAGCAGCTTTTATGAGAAAAGAGCAAGGAGAAGCACACGCTTTTTACCTTGATGATATGCTAACAAAATCCGTAGAATTGGACAGTGATGGTTCAGCAAGTAGTGATGGAGTTGGAACTGCTGGAGTTAATTTTGAATCTTTAGACAGAGTTACTGCAACGCTAGCATATATGACTGATGGACAAAACCCATCAGGCGGAACATTGCCTGGAGCTGTTGATATGTATGGTTTAGATATTAACACTCACTCTTTCTTTGATGCAGGTCACACACACTTTACTGATGACGGAACTAACAACGCATTGACATTAGATGACCTTGACACAATGATCGCAGCTTTAATGGAAAACGGTGCAAACTACAACAGCTTAGTAATTATGACTGGGTTTGACACTTATCAAAATCTAAAAGCTTTGATGCAAGGAACAAGCGGAGCATTCCAGTATGATTTAACAGGTGCAGGAGCAGCTAATCAGAACGGAGTTACTGGAGAAGCAGGTTTGAATTTCGATTCAAGAGTTGGAGCATACGATGGAATACCAATTTTCCTATCACAACACGTTCCAAAAGATGATGCATCTAGATTGTATATGTTAGACATGGACAACTTAGCAATGAGAATTGCAGCACCAACAACCTATGTCGACAATACTAACTTGGCTGTAAGACAAGTTCTAAGCAGAGAATACGCATTCATAACTGCTGGTGAACTAGTAGCATACAGAAGAGACACAAGCGGTAGTATCCGAGACTTAACTGCATAGAGTGATTGGAGGACTAATTAAATGGTCAAGATCACCTATAATGGGACTAAGCTTACTCGCAGGAGGCTACCTTCTGGGCGCTGGCTTACATGGAAAGCTGGGGAATCAGTTGAAGTCGAAAGTAACAGGCTCGCTGAAGAACTCAAGAATAACAGGGCTTTTGTCGTTGAAGAAAACTCTTCCCCTAAAGTTGGGGGAGGGGTTAAGACTCACGTCAAAACTCCTAAATCTAGGGGCAGACCTCGTAAGTCCAAGATCCAAGAAAAAGTAGATAAGGTAGTTACTGAGCCTAAACCTAAAGGTCTTAAGAATAAGAAGGCCAAGAAAGGGAAGGCTGACTGATGGCATCTACAGTAGTAAGGACAAGTAAAAGACTAGACAGAACTCGCACAGCAATGACGTTCTCCAATACGGAGACTGCTGTGGGAGGCTCTGAAACAACAGTCTTAGATAAGTTTGATGCAGCATTGTATAATAGATTTGCAATACAGATATTGAATAGTGATGGTTCAACAGCAGGAGTAGCTAAAGTATATGGATCGTTAAAAGACGAACCAGGAACTGAAGGTAATTCTGATTGGACACAAGTTGGAGATGATATTTCTGTAGGTACTAGCAGTAATGCATTAAAGTCAATTTCTACAACCGCTTTGAAACATTTATGTGTAAGGGCAACAGGCAATGGCGCAGATCTTACAGTTTTTGTTTATGGGGAGCAAATTTAGTGAATGGCTTCTCCTATATACTCTAATATAGTCACAGTAAGTGAGGTTGTCCCATGGGCGTAATTACTTGGGATGGTTCAGCATCTACAGATTTTGGAACGGCAGCAAACTGGGATTCAGGTTCAGTTCCTTCTGGAAGTAGTAACGTAGTAATACCAGACACATCAAGTATCAATAATTGTATATTAGATGGAAATAGAACAGTCAATTCATTTATGATTGAGGCTAATGGAACATTTGATGGAAATGGCAATACGCTTACTATTGATAGTGAAGGTGATGCTACTACTGGTAATTTGGAAACTTATGCTGTAAGAATATATGGAATTATATCGGGTTCAGATACAGATATTCAAATAACAACTCCAGCAGCTACTTTTGCAGATTTAACTCCCTCTTCTGGAACAATTAGAAATCTAACAATAAATCATGCAAGTGCAGTTGTTGAACTTGCATCAGCAGATTGTGTTCTTAGCGGAAACCTTACAATAACGGCAGGAGAATTAAATACAAGAGCATCCAGCCCTCTTGCACTTACAGTAGCAGGAACTACAACAGTAAGTGGAACATTAACTTGTAATGGTTCAACAATAAGTTTAGGCTCAGGTAAAACAGATGGTTATGGTTTAAATGTAGCAAGTGGAGGCACATTTGCAGGAGGAACAGGAACTCATACTTGGGGTTCTGCAAATTTACAAGCAAGCACAACTCTTACTTCAGGGACTACTACTATTGATTCAGCTTATGGAACTACAGCATTTTGGGCTGATACGAATTTTACACATAATGGTGGAACTGTAGCATTTACTCGAAATGGCGACCAAAAGTTTGGTGAATCTGGAACAGACACACCAACCAAAACATTTAATCATTTAATAGTAAACAAAGCAGGAGGAGAACTTACTTGGGTAGAAGACCATCCGTTTGCTTGTGCAGTTGCAGGAAACCTTACAATAACAGCAGGAGAGTTTGATACTGGGCCAGATGATGTAGCACTTACAGTAACAGGAAAGACATCTGTTAACGGAGGAACATTAACTTGCAATGCTTCAACAGTAAGTTTAGGTGCATCATATACTGCTGATTATGCTCTTGAGATAACAGGTGGAACATTTGTTGGAGGCAGTGGCACTCATACATTAGGTTCATTATATATGTCAAACACATCAGCGGCAGTATGCACATTTACATCTGGTGTTACTACAATTAGTAGTGAAGTTACTAGTGCTAACGAAGCAATTAAAATTACAGGATCCAATGCTGTGTTTAATCACGGAAGTGGAACTGTTACTCATACTACTACTGCAAACACTCAATACGTTAGAACAGGCAGTACATTGACACTTAACAATTTTATACAAAACAATAACAGCAATTTACAAGTAAGTCCTAGTTTGACCTGTGCAGGGACTTTTACACTTACGGCAGGAGAGTTTGATACATCAGGCAGTAATTATGCACTTACAGTAACAGGAACTACGACAATAGGAGATGGTAGTGCGTCAGCAGATACTTCAACATTAACTTGTAATGGTTCAACAATAAGTTTAGGTTCGGGAGTTACTGGCACTCATAGCCTTGTTGTAGACGTAGGAGGAACTTTTGTTGGAGGTTCAGGAACTCA